TTCTGCGCAAATTAATAGGAGTTCGGTTATAGTTATTGTGTATTATGGTACTGATCCTAATATATACATTTTACGTTACAGTGGTAACAATCGCACTACACCTAGTCGTGCATCTCCTGTGGCAAATGCTCGTGGATTGATTGTCAGTGGGAAAAGATCTAGAACTAATTAGTTTTAATGTACAACATCAAACTTTTCCTTAGAGACACCACGATTTTGAATTCTGTTGTTTTAGTTTTCGTTTTCTTAACAATAAATATATTACTAATAACAAATATATATCTAAGGCATTATATTTTAAGTAAACGAGTTCAAGATATTTTATGTTTAACAATTTTAAAAAGCGCTCAGCATCTCCCTATCGAGGAAGAGGTATTTATACCGGAAAAGGAAAATACGCCCGCAAGCGAGTGTATACCGGGCGTGGTAGTTATACTAAGAAAGTTGCAAAATTTGCGGGAAAAGTACATAGGTACGGTCGTCCTGCCGCTTCAATTGCTGCTCAAGCAGCTACTGCCTATGGTAACCCCCAAGCTGCTTTTGCTATTAATTCAGCTATGCAAGGGACCAAACTTTTAGGAGGAAAATATGCCGGCAGGGGGTTGTATACTGGTCGTGGCAGTTATGCCAATGAGACTCAGTCTAATATTCTTCTCTCTGATAGTTCGTCTAAAGGGAATGGAGTTCCTTCTTTCCAAAGTGTTGGTGACGAAACTGGTGCTCTTGTTATTACTCACTCTGAGTATATCACTGATGTCTTTGGTTTACCCGATGGTGAAGAATTTCAGAATACAGCCTATTCGATTAACCCTGGATTGAATCGAATGTTTCCTTTCCTTAGTCAAATTGCTGCCAATTTTGAAGAATATGAAATCGGTCAAATGGTTGTTACCTATAAACCGAAGTTGAATCCCAATCTTCAGACTACTAGTGGTCAACTCGGTTCTGTAATTTTATTTACAGATTATAACCCTGATGATAATAAAAAGGACAGTAAGCAACAGATGATTCAGGGTTATGGCAACTCAAACGGTCGTGTAACGGATGAGATATTGCATTTCATTGAATGCAACCCAAATAAACTTAAGGGTGATGGACATCGTTTTGTGCGTGTTAGGCCTCCATTTAATTCTGGAGGTCGTTTGATGGATTACGATCATGGCACATTTCAAATCGCAGTGTCTGGTACTCCATCTTCGTTGGCTAACCAGAGCCTCGGGGAGCTATACGTATCTTACACTGTTAAGATTATGAAGCCTCGTATTTATACGTTGTATGGTCTATCGCTCGATACTGATTATTATCAATCTAAATCTGATGGCACCGTTCTCGGTGCTTCCACTAATTCAATTAACTGTGGATTTAGTACTGATACTGGTGGTACAACGGTTACCTTTCCCGCTAATATTTCTGGACATTTTAATGTACAAATGCAAATTGAGATCAGTAGTGGTTCATTTGATACTGAACCTCATGTTGTTCCTACATTGGGAGGGCAGGTTACACCTGCGTATTTGCTTCAGTATTTTGATCAGAAAACACGTTGGAATCTGACAACTCAAGTTGCTACTAGCAGCACTCAGCCTGGTGGTGATACGGCAACTCTCATTAATTATGAAGCTACGGTTAGGATCGAGCAAGCATCTGGTGGTGTTGACAACGTGATTACATTTTTAGAAGGCAGTCCAGGCCCTGCGAGCAAAATTTTGAATGTTAAGGTCTCTCGTATTAACGAGTTTGAATTGGGCACTCGTACTGTTACGTATTCGGATCCTTCTACTGGCGAGCTTATTGTCAGTGTTAAAGATGATTCGAACTGACATACAGCAGTTCCTCCCGTCGCAACAGACGGTTTGTGGCAATATCATGGAGGTTCTTCAACTGTAATTATTGAAATGGTTAACTCAGTACCTTCATATGAATGGCCTGGTGAAACTCCTACTCTAAGTCAACATAATTATACTGATAATGGTGAAGAACTTGTTTGGGTGTATCCGTCTACATTGACAGAGGAACGATGGTATAGAAATGATGTATGTAACGGTGATTGGACCATGTATTGGGGAGGTTCGGAAAATGCCATTACGGTTGCGAACTTTCAATTTATGCATAACGAATCTCCATTTAATATTACAGTCGATGAGACTGGCACTTATTTTAGCAGAACTAATGGTTCAATTAAAACATTAATCAATGTAGTTGAAGATGATTTGTCTTTAAGTTTGACGTGGACTACGTCTAATAATGTAATTATAATATTTACTAGAATTAAATAAACCCTTAAATTTTTAGTAAACTAGTAACAAATCGCGAAGCAAATATAACCCTAAAAAAACCGCGAAGCAATCATAATCTTAAAAAAATTCATTTAGAAAAAAAAAGAAGGGCGTCGCGTGAGCGAGGTTCTACTCGCATATCCTTAGTCGTCAGAGTAAAGGATATTAGTTGGTTCGGGCTGTTCAGCAGATCGTGGATCAGGCAAATTTGCCAATTGGGACAAATACGTTATGTCCCATCGATCTGCCGATAGTTTCGAAGTGTCTGGTTCTTGGTTTGCAAAGATAATAACTTTGCATGGTTGGAATATCTTGGTCGTAGATTCGTATTTGCTTGAAAACCCGATACCATTTTTGAAGAACTCCATAGCTTGGTATGGCCAGTAGTTCTCGTCGATAGCACGTGCTAGGTCGAAGACAACGATGGTTTGGTTCTGGTAGGCGTACATGATATCTGCGGTCTTACCTCCTGTACATAGAAATGCATTGTGGTTAAGTATCAAGTATTTCGAAAGTACAGTCTTTCCCTTGCCGCCCACGTAGTCCACGTAGACGTCGACTTTTCGGTCATTTTGTAGGAGTAGCTTATCAATGGCATCTTTTTGCCATTCTCGGAGGTGTTCTGGAAGATTAATTTCAGGAACCTTAGCATTCCAAACCTCTCTTGCCCAGTTTAGGCGTGAGTGAATACTCGGAATGCGCAGAACGTCGATCCATGTATCACATTCTTGGATTTGTTCGAAGGTAATCTCCGAAGGTCTTCCTGGAGACCGCTTCGAGCCGAATTCTTGACGGGTACCGTCAATCGAAGTTTCATCTTTGAGGCAGTATTCGGATGCACCGTTGTCGATCACTACTTTTTGCACGTGGGCTGTTGTGCCGAAGTGTCGCTTCATAGTGGAAAGTGTTAGTCTCTTGACGCACTGTACATATACTTGCCAGTGTTCACGCCCCGTCGTGGGGCATGTCTCTTGTTGATAGTTCATATAATTGAATAATGAATCATCGTACGATGGTGCCTCATCATCATAGGTGGTAATGAGGGCTTGCCTGAATTGAATAGAAGGCATAGTCGAGTGTTGTTGTGTCTAGTTAGAGAATTTACTTCCCGTAGGGAAGTTTCCGTATGGAAGTTTCTCTTGTACCATGGTACAAGAAGACAGGTTTTTCTTTCGTCCTAGTATTATAAGAAAAACCTGTCTACCGTCTACTTCAGTAGCATAGCACGTATCACGTGGTACAAAAGGTAGACTAAGAAACCTGTCTACCGGCAGGTTTCTATACCATACCAGATCGTTTCTTAAGGCGAACTTGTTTCGCTGATCGTACGCAGAAAATTCCATGGAATGTTTCATTGATCGAAGATCGATTCTTAAAGCGCACTTGTTTCGCTGCTCGTACATGATCGTTTCTTAAGTAAACACCGACTTTCCAAGTCGGAATACCGCCCCTAAGGGTGGAACACCGGCCATCCAGGCCTGAACACCGACTTTCCAAGTCGGAACACCGCCCCGTAAGGGCGGAACAATGCCAGACTTGGCATCAGGAGCGGCTTCGACGCGACAAGATCTGTGAAAATGCCTGTATAGGCATTTTATGCCAGACTTGGCATCAGGAGCGGCTTCGACGCGACAAGATCTGTGAAAATGCCTGTATAGGCATTTTATGCCAGACTTGGCATCAGGAGCGGCTTCGACGCGACAAGGGTAGGGTAGGTAGGGTAGGGTAGGTTAGG